GGGGCTTTGGACTTCAACTCACGGTATTTTGTAGCGTCTGCCATCATGCGAACTAACCGATAGTCAGTCACATTAGCGAAGTCCTTAGGCTCATAACCATAGTTCTTCATAACGCTTTCATATGTCTTTTGCAGCTTTGGTTTGTCAAAGCCGTCTTTTTGCAGTTCAACCCACGAACGTTCCTTAACCATTTTTAGTTGAGATTCGTTCCATTGTTGGCTCTGCTGTGCCGCGTTCATCCTCTCAGCTTGAGTTTGCTGCTCTAGCGTTCCGAGTATTTGCTTAATCTGATTTTGACGCTGATTTTCTTGAACCCATTGCGCGGGGTCTTGGGCGGCGAGTTGCCCCATTTCAGCTTCACTACGGAAACCAGCTAATTGCGCGATTGCTTGAGTTGCAAATTCAGCATGTTGCAAATAGTCGTTGCGTAGTTCTGAGTGCTTCTGGTGAAACACTTGTACCGCTTGGTTTTCACGCTCCACTAACCCTTGCGTTTTGCGCGTGTAGTCGGCTTGACGTTGATAACCTTTGATTAGCTCGTCTTTAGTTACCTTGATTTTGGTATCTGAGCCATCCTCACTTTTTACAGTGACTTCTACTTCCTCGGTTGTCGGCTTGGCTTCTTCTTCGGATTCGTCTTGAGATTCTTCCTCTGCTTCAGCTTCCTCGGTCTGAGGTTCTGCTTCTGAATCGTTATCCTTTAAGGGCAATTCATCGGCTGCCAATTCTTCATTTTCTGATTCCTTGATAGGAGTATCAGCTAAAAAATCGGCGAGACTATCTATACCGTCTGATTCGGGTGCTTGCGCTTGTCCGTCCATTTATTAATCCTTGGTCAGAATCCCCCTCTATGTCACTAAGAGGGACTAGGCGCGTCTCTCGACGTTTGCCGTTATGGTAAGTGACTACCGTTTAAATCTTACGCAAATACTGTCCTACGCGACCTCTAGGTTTTTCCCGTGCAGCTTCTAAATCTATTTTGTGCTGTGCAAAGTCACCAGCGCGAACCATGCCCGCCAAGTTTTCTTCAAACAACTTAGCAACTTTTTTCATTTGGAGAATTAGGGTTTGCCCTTCTTTGTCACGAACGGAGCAGTTTTCCCATTGTTTGACAATCTCAGCGTGCATACGGCTCATAGCTTGCTTATATGCTTCATTTTCCAGCACCGCAAGCGCATCATTACCAAGTGTGACGTTTTGTTGTAAGGTCATAGTGCTAAGAGTAACAATTCGATGTCTTCCTCGTCCTGCTGTAATGCATATAGCATAGATTGTATCTGATATAACGCTTCAATGTCATTATTTTTTGCAAGTTGGGGCAGGTCGTATTTAAAGTCAAACTTAGCGATTAGAGCGCTTAATTCCTCTAGCTTGGGTTCAGGTGCAATCTCAGGTTTAACGACTTTGAGAGCCTTGATAACCCGCTTTGCAGCACCACGACTAGACTTCTTGGCAGTCTCGATTGCTTGTTCTGCTGCTAGGTAAGAATCAGCTTCTTCATTGTTGTTGAAAATGAGATATTGCTTACCGCGCTTGACGTAAACTTTGCGCTTACGCATGACAAAGCCGCCGTTAAAGCCTGTAGGCGTTGCGTAGCTTAGGCCAGCATCTTTACCGCTAAGTACATAGCTGCCAGAATTAGCCGTTAATGTATAGCCACTAGCAATCGGCGTGTAAACAATATTTGCAGCATTGCCAGAGTAAGAATAAGAGCCAGCATTAGATGCTAGCTTTTTATTCCTATACACATTTGCGGGTAAACCGCTTAGAGCATAAGCACCTGTTGCAGAGGTTAGTCTGTGGCTATGAAGTACAGCCGCTGCCGAGCCATTTAATGTATACGCCCCTGCATTAGCTGTGAGCACGTATGCGCCAGCTATTGGGGTATAACTGATAATTGCAGCTACACCAGTTAAGGTGTATGCGCCTGATACTGCGGTTAATTTATAGCTGTGTAATATCCCCGCTGCTACGCCTGTTAAAGCGTAAGCACTAGATACAGCAACTAAGCGCTTAGACCTTAGTACATTAGAAGATTGACCTGATAGCGAATAACCGCCAGCGTCTGCGGTAAGCGTGTAAGCCCCCGCACTGCCACCAGTTAGCGCTAGCAGTAATGACATTTATCTATTCCCAGCCGTACACAAAAGTGACTACGTGAGCGATAGTTCCAGCCGTGCCGACAGTGCCAACGTGTTTAGTTACCAGTTGGATAAATTCGCCCGGGTTAACAAAGATTGGCGCGTCACCAAAATCAACGAACGAACCGCCAGGCTGTGAAACTATTGTGCTTACTGCCTGAGCTGCCGTCACCACTTGAGTAAATGCGGGTAATGCAATTCTTCGTGGTGCTTTGGTTGTTGCGGCCTCAGCCGTTGCCAGTGATACCGCCGTATGACCAAAAGCCAATGACCACTGAGCGACAAATGGCCCACCTGTAATCACGGTCTGAATGTAAGACATCAAACCCACACCACGGATAACCAAACGACGACCGGGCAAATTGACCGTTGCCACTGGAACTTGGTAGCTTTGAATCACGCCGTCAGTGTTAACTGCGAGTGTTGCTGTTTCCCAAAATTGACCGCCTAGACCAGAGCCTAACGCCGCTGTCGTGTTTGTCGGAACGGCTGCTGTCGGGTTTGCACTGTTGGCATAGTTAGCCAATGTACCCATCGTGCCGCCTGATAGACCTTGATAAGCTCCAAGGGTACGACTCCCCGATGTTGATGGTGTAGACGTAAAGTTAACGCCGCCCTGTCGCACGTTGTAAGCCCCAACGTATGCCTGCAATGAACCAGAAGCTGCACCGCCTACGATACGATGTTTAAAGAACACTTGACCACCAGCCGCCATGCTCATGCGTGGCTGCGCTACTGGCAAAGGTAAGCGACCCATAGCCACCGCGCCCGTGCCATCGTTAACCCAGAACATCGCTTCAACCATTGATTGATAAATGATGAACTGATAGCGTTTATTGTTTGTATACAGCCAAGTCCCTGTACCGCCTGATAATGGGAAAACGCCTGTAGATGTCTCAGTGCCGTTATATGAGCAAATACCTTGCAACCCAGCACTAGACAATCGGAAAAACACACCGTCAGCAGGAGCGATTAATTGTGTGCCAGCTTGACCAACACCCCATTCAACAAAAGTATTTGTCGCAGGCTGGGCGCTAAATGCGATTTCAGAATCAAGCGATAGCGTAGTCGTTCCTGTGCATGGGAAAAACGCATATGTGGATAGCTGTACGCCCGTGGTAATGGTAGTGATAGCAGCCGAGTTAGTCGTGAACTGTCCAGCCGTCCAAGTTGCCGCCATTGTAGTAGCTGCAAAGTTGTGTTTACCTGTGTTTTGCGCCACGTAATTAAACACTTCTTCATCAAACAAACAGTCCTGAGATACGCGAGCGCGGTAATCAGCGTCGACCTCTAAAGGGCGAAGCAATGGCGCTGCGGTTAAAGCACCGCCGTCAACTTCCCCCATAGCACGGACTGAACCGATAAGCAATGGGTCAGTGTATGCGTCACTCTCAAGCTCCATTTTCATTCGGCCTTCGGGTGTAACTTGTACGCCGTTGCCTGTGCTGCCTACTATTGTTGTATCTAATGCCATGATATTTCCCTTTTAATCTGCCCAAACCCAACGAACCTGAAACTGCCCTTGTAGCTTATCTAAGCATCGGGCGTGAATCGTAAAACCTGTCGCCGCTGTCGGTGTACCGCACGTCAAACCTACTAATACAGCAAAGTAACGATGGTCATTAGCCGTATGAGTGCCCGCCGTATCATCACCCATCACATAGGCCTCGGCCTTTGATGTGGCAGTGATAGAGCCTTGACCCGTTACCGCTACACTAGCTTCACTAGTGCCGGGGAACGAGCCAAAATCAATCGTTGCTGTGCCTTGGCCTGTTGCCATTATTGAACCGTATAAACGCCGTTAGTTTGGTCTAGGTCAACAGTTACAGTCTCACCCAGCGCAACAACTTGGCTTGAACCATAGTCCCAATATGAAATGACCTGCGCTAGTGTGACGTTGTACAAGTGAGCGTATCGGAAAGTAAACCCGCCAACCGTTGCAGTCCAAACCGCTGGGTCAGCCAGAACTAGCTTATAAATGCCACCTGTTGACGCTGCCGAAGTAACTGTTACCGCATTACCGCCTGCGGTATATCCGCCCGCTGTCGCAAGCTCTGATACAGATGCGGCATTAGTCGCTGTCGCAACGTTAGGGGCTGTGTTTGATAAGATGATTGAATAACTGTCAGTGCCAGCATTGCCAGCTTCCATCATCTTCTCAATCGCTAGTTCGTATTTTACGTATGCTGCCATTATTATGCTCCTGCGTGTTGAATACCTACAGCCCTACCGTTAGCGTCTCTAACGACTACTTTTGGAGCTGTCATTGCTTGCATCATTTGCATCATCATTTGCTGCATGTTGCTTTCTTTAAAATCCTCTTTTTCAGTCTCTTCAATGACTTGTTGAGGCGATTTAATACCTGCAATTGTGAGCTTGACCTGTGCGTCTAAGTCAGCAATGTATTTTTTGAGCATCCTGTCAGCTTCTTTGCTAGCCTCTTCCATTTGCATACGCTGTGCTTCTTTTTGCGCTTCTAACTGTGCTTGAAATTGTGAATCTCGCGCTTGCATCTCCTGCTTATTGCGTTCAACTTCCATATCGCGCTGCATTTCGCGTTGATGCTGTTGGTCTTGCAATTGTGTAGTGATTTGCAAGGTTTGCATCTCTTGCTGTGCTTTGAACTGATTAGCTTGTGCCGCGCCTTGCTGCTTCATTTGTTCCACTTGCAACATTGGATTAGGCGGCGGCTGGACTGGAGGCTTACCTTTAGGGTCAGTTATAAAGTTCTGTACGTCCTTAAACCCAGCCGCTTCGACTATCTTTGTTTGTGTGTGATAGATTTTCTCAGGGTCAGCCAGCCCCATTGGTAGCAATGCCATTTGATTAGCTGCAATCATTTGTAAGGCTTGAATCTTTTGGTTAGCATCGCCAGAACCTAGACCGACATTCACTGTCATGTCGTACTGGTCACGCCATTCGTTAGGGTCATACTCGACGAATTGGTCACGTAGACGGAAAGCCATCTTTTCCATTCCACCCTCAGACAATAGCTTGAGAATGCCGCAAAACATAGGCTTCATTGCTATTTCAGCAAAGATACGGGCGATAAGCTCGATTCTCTGCATGGCGCTGGCTTGGTCGATTTGCTTACCAGTAGCAGTGGTATTCAGTGCATCAGGGTCTAAGCCTTGCGAGTTACGAGACACACCCGTACGGTTCTCGCGCATTTGCTGGATGTAGTCCAACATAGGCATAGAAGCTGCCGACGAATTAGGCACTACCAATGGCTGTAAAGCGTTTTCACGGGTAATACGAACTGCACCACCAGCACGCATGTCTAAGAAGTCGTCAATATCAGCGTAAGGCGTTCCGTTTGAATCTGTCAGTACTGTCGTTCTAGGTGCGTTTGTCAGATACAAGTTATACAAAGTCTGGCGCAGCATTTCAGTATGCAGCTTTTGCAAGTCACCTACTAAATCTTCAACACCCATGCCGTCCCAGCGGTGCGTGTTCAGCACTGGCGAGAATGTCGCAAATGGTACGTGACTAACGACTTCCTTCTTGAGAATCTTATCTTCTAAGCGATAAATGCAGCTTAGTTCAGCTACACCGTCGCCGTCAATATCAGCCAGAACGTACTCGATTCTGAGTACACCCTCAGCCATTGAATCGTCCGTAGAATCTTCACGGTCAAAACGATTGCTATCAGCGTCTACTCGCGATAATCGTGTTGCCTCGTCTAGGCTTGATTCGCTAGATGCTCTAAGTTCCTCGGCAGTAACATCAAAACCCATTTGTTTAATCTCGGTCAAAGTGACGCGCATTAAACGTGCTGTATATGGACATTCAGCCAACAACGGGCTAGTCCAAGTGTTATCGACTAAAAGGTCAGCGGGATTAAACGCTTCGACCTTGATTATTGTTTTATCTTCTACCTTTTTGAATCGACCACTGAAACCCATCACGGGCTGGCCTGTCATTGGGTCAATTGCGGGTTGTCCTGTTTGCGGGTCAATAATCTGGGCTTCGTTGGCTTCGATAATCTCGCTACCGTCCTCAGTCAACATTGCCAGCATTTCAGCCGTTGCACCTTTGAATGGGATTGTGCTTACCGTCTCTTTAGTCTCTTTACGCCATGTAATCGCACAGTTTTTGACCATTAAAGCGTCTTTAATCGCTGTGTAAAGGACTAAAAACCCGTTATTTTGCTTATAAAAGACGTAGTTGCAAGTATCTGTAGCTTGTTCAGCGCCTGCAATGTCCTGTGCTGTAGTTGGCTCGAATGAAACAGCTTTGTCGGTTGCTGTGAATATCTTTAGAAGGGCTGGGAGTATCCACTCTACGGTATCCTGTACGTCAGAAGTGATAGCGCTAGGCATACCTTCTTCTTCGTTGCCGTAGGGCATACGATGATAGGCGCGAACGGCTAACTCGCGCTCTTGCCCTAGTTCACCATAAACATAATGCGCCGCCGACTGCTCCTTTTTACGCAGTAGGTCTAACAGTTCGTCGTCGTCCATTTTCATAAAGGCAATTTCCCAATTGTGCTTTTGTGACGCATTATAACTTATATACTTTAAGCTAGATAGCTCCTACGATATTGAATCTTTTTATGTGAACCGTTGTTATTGGACAACATATCAGCGACTAAAGCCAAATAGCGGAAAGCATCAGCACCGTGGCTAAATTCATCATGCAACGGCTGATTAGCCTGTCCTGTCTTGGAATTTATATTCCAACGGTAACGCTTTAAACATTCCACTAATCGTTCGGTGCGTTCTTTGTTAAAGTAAATTCTAGGGAATGTCTCACGCGCTCGGTCTATTCCTGACGCTACTTCTACGTTAGGTACACCGCTGGGGTCAACTGTCCAACCTAGTCCCTCCATTACTTGACGGTCATCTATGCCAGTTTGATGCTTTTTGTGAAACCCATCGTGAGGCAACCAAACAGTCCCCCAGTTCATAGGTTGGTCGTCAAGTCTTAGGGTTTTAAGCTCTGCACTGTAATCCGCCAATGTCCTTTGATTACCTTCAATATAGTGAATAATCCGTATCTCAGAGCTAACCTTTTGAGCTAATATGATAGTCATACTGTCAGCCATGCCAAGGTCAAAGATTAAGTGCGTCTTTAAGCTGCCATCATGCGGAACTTCGCGAATACGCCCAGCTTGTACCGTCTGACTCATAGCATCGAAGTAAATAGCGCCTTCTACAGCTGGCTTACATTGTCCTAGCCAGATATGATTGTAGTCATCAGGACGCATGGTCTTTTCAGCATGTTGCCTCTCAGATTCCAGCGTCTTAGGAAAGTAAGGGTTATCGCTAAAGTTCATTTCAACTGACACACAATCAGGAGGCGGGTTT